TTTCAAGAGCGATTAAACAGTTACGAAAGGATACTGAAGTTAAAGCAATCATCTCTTACGCTGATAGTGATTTCCATAATGGTACAATCTATCGCGCTTGTAATTTTAAATATTGCGGACTCACAGATCCAAAGAAAGATTTCTACTATGCAGACGGAACTAAACACTCTAGAGGCAAAATTAAAGGTGCTGAAGGAGAATGGAAAGACCGCTCCCGCAAGCACCGATATGTGATGATTTTTGATAAGAAACTAAATTTATTGTGGTAATGTAATTTTTGTATTCGCAGTCGCAATTAAAGTTTCATCAATGTATTCTGATGATTCTGAATACAACATCTCTCTTCTCATATCATTCAAGAATTGTTGTAAGTAAGTTGGTTTCAGAAGATAAATTGATCTTTTCTCGTCGTTCTTTCTGGTTTCATACTCATAATTGTTGATTCCAGTCACAGGATTTAAGGTTGCCGTAGGATCTGCTGGATTTGGAATTGTAAAGTTTTGAGTGACAACTTTACCTGCTGGAAGAATCAGACGATTTGAAGAATCTTTGACTTCTGTGGTTTCATAGAATCTAATTTTAGTCAGATCATTACCATATTTGTTCTCGGCATAATTATAAAGTTGATAGTCTGATAAGGGCCACTGATCTCTGACACTTGTAATGTTTGCGGTGACTAGAACAACCCAATCTAATTCTGGACTTCCATAGATCTCGTCGGCAACTGTATCTGGACGAGCACCGTCTTTGATTTCATATTTGTTAAAGATCGTAAAGACATTATATAAGTCATCACGAAGTTTAACCCTTCTAAAAAGATTCTTCGCAATGACATAATCTTGAGAAGAGTTCTTATGTGGTAGGAATGATTGATATGCTAGATTTGGTAGTTCTCTGAAGTATCCCATTTTAGTATCCTACTCCTATTTTCCCTTCTGGTGTATTATAATCTGCCGAGTAAATTGGTTCAAGCTCTTTGAATGTTAGATCCAGAATAGTTGACACTGGAGCACCATCTTCGTAAGTGGCATATACATTTTCACCAGTATAATTGACTGACATATTTTCAAGAGCACATTGTTTAAATCTATTTAAATATTGATTATCGTTCTGACCATTTTTATATCTTAACTCAAAAATATTAGGTGCTTTTAAAAATAATTGTTGTCCGTCTCCTAACTGTGGAGACATATGTATTTTTAGACTTCTTATAATTTGTTTTATTTGATTAGATTCACTTGGATTTCTAGGAGTCATTTTGAATGAAAATCTAAAATTACGAATTGTTGGACCATTAAACAATAATTCCATATTGGGATTTAAAATCTGTGCCGAAGATCTTGCTAGTGCTTGATTCAAACTTAAATTTCCTGTTCCAGGAAGACTAGCTGCTTGTGCTGCTAAATTTGCCAAGATTAAATTTTTAATATTTTCTCCACCTAAACCACCAAAAAGTTTTCCACCAGAACTATAAATTGATTTACTAATATTATCGAGTGCTGTACCTAAATCAAGTTTTCCATCTTTTGTTACATTAGTGTTAAAGATACCACCTGCTGCTTGAGCAACGGCAGCAGTGACCGCATCTAAAGTATCATCAGAATAACTTACTTGATTTGTATCATTAATGCTTGATGGCATTGGTAGCAGTATTACACCATTCGTTGATACTGTTGTTGGAGATAACTGTCTGCCGTTAAGCTTTGGTGGGGGATTTAGATATGGATCATTTAGTGGATTGTCTAAAGTGTAATATCCTCTACCTTTAGTTAACCCAGTTAAGAATGTAGCAGAATTAAAATCACCAGAATTTCTTCTTTTAACAAGATTAATTTGCAGATAGTCTGTACTATCCGTTAATGCTTCGTAAGGGTATCTTAATATTGGTGCCGATGTTGCCATATGGCTATTTTTTAACTATTTAGACGGATATTGGCAAAAGGCACCTCTCTTAAATCTGCTAATTCGTCTGGATAAACTTCATATAATTGCCCAGCAACTTCACTCCAGGTATATTGTCTTAATTCACCCCAATGAAAGTTAATTGCTTTAAATCCCCACTTATAAACTTCAGTCACTGCGACTAGAGGATTTTGATCATAAGATATATTTGGTGTTTTTGGATTATAAACGAACGTATAATACTTTCCTGCCTGTGGAACTCGTCCACTTTCTTGTAGCACACTCATAATTTCAAGCATTAAATCATCAGGATCCTCATTTCCAATTACGTTGTCAATAACGGAACGCACCCGATTTTCATTATCATCGGTTGGATTTGCTTCTCGTCTTTGTTTGAGTGTCTTTCTAGGCATCTTAAATACCTAATTCGTTTTCTGTGAGAACTTTGAACTCATAGCCACGATCAGCACACCATTCTTTTGCTGCTTCCCATTTTGCCTGATTCTTGGCGTACTCATATGCCTCATAGAGATACTTTTTAGTTTGTCTCTGTTGTTTGGGGGGAGGAGTTGTTTGTCGTTTTGGTTTAATCTCAATCAAATACTTTTTAATTTGACCACTAGATTCTTGAACTTTGATATAAAAATCAGGAAAATATCTGTGAGGTTTACTGTCTATTGGTGATCTATACCACACAAACATTTCTTCCGATCCCCATTCCAACACTTTCTCATTCAGATCACAATAGACCATAAACTTTCTTTCCCACAATGATCTGTATATGATATTTGTCGGATCTCCCTTATATTTTTTGGGAAATGATGGTTGGTATTTTCCTTTATATGACATCTAAATACTTAATAATCAAGACTCCATAAGAGATATTTAGATGTCTGCTGCCGTTTACGCTAACATAACTCAAGAGCAACGCAAACTTTTAAGTAACTTATCATTAAGTAATGAATATGTTGTTGAAATTAAACTTCCACCTAACCTTAAAGCATTTTTAACAAATCCAGTGGTCCCAGATCCAAATTTAAAAAAAAAGATTCCTCCTGGACTAGGACTTACAATAGATGAAAATCAATTATCTTTATTATGTGCTGATGCTTCACTTCCAGGATCTACATTTGCCACAACGGAAGTAAAAGATAATTTTTTAGGAGTAACTCAAGAATTTGCTCATACTAGATTATACACTGACATTGATTTAACTTTCTACGTTGATAGTAGATATAAAATATTAGAATTATTTCATGGTTGGAATGATTATATTTCTGGTGGTGCTGGCGATAAAGTGGCACAAAATGATACTACTGGAGGATTTTATAGGAGGTTTAGATATCCAGATAATTATAAATCTTCAATAACTATCGCTAAAATAGAAAGAGACTATAAATTTAACAACTATTCAAGAACATACACTTTAGTTAATGCTTTTCCAAAGTCTATAGCTTCTGTGCCTCTTTCTTATGGTCCGGCAGACATTCTTAAAATTACCGTAACATTTAATTATGATAGGTATATCATAGATAGGTCGTTACAAGAAGGAGGATCAAGAAGGCAATCTCCTAGTGCTGGTGACGGAGCCCAACCAACGGGTGAAACATCTACTAATAAACAAAATTCAACTAGTGGAAGACCCATTTCTTCCACTCTTCGTCGGCAAAATCCATCTCTTACCGATGAGCAGATTAGAATTTTACAAGAAACAGGAAGGCGTCCATAACGAGATAAATAATCACAACTGAAGTTCTATAGGTCATTATGCCTTTACCAAAGATCTCTACGCCAACGTATGAGTTGGAATTGCCCTCTACTGGAAAGAAAATTAGATACAGACCATTTTTAGTCAGAGAAGAAAAAATTCTAATTATGGCACTTGAATCTGAAGATACGAAACAGATTTCAAATGCGATTGTTCAGATTCTATCAGATTGTATCATATCAAAGACTGTAAAAGTACAAGAACTTTCAACGTTTGATATTGAGTATTTGTTCTTAAATGTTCGTGCCAAATCAGTTGGTGAAACTGTTGAAGTGAATGTTATTTGTCCCGATGATGAAGAGACATCGGTTCAAATGGAAATTAATATTGATGATATCAAGGTCCAAAAGGATCCAAATCATACCAATATTATCAAACTAGATGATAATCTTTCAATGAAACTTAAATATCCTTCATTGGAACAGTTTGTTGAAAATAATTTTGAGGTCAATCAAACTGGTGCTGATGTAGACCAATCGCTTGCGATGATTACTTCTTGTATTGATACTGTTTATGATCAAGAAGAATCTTGGAGTGCTGCTGATTGTACAAAGAAAGAACTACAAGAATTTGTAGAACAGATGAACACCAAACAGTTTAAAGAAATTGAAAACTTCTTTACAACGATGCCTAAACTATCTCATACAATCAAAGTTACGAATCCAAATACTAAAGTTGAGAGTGATGTTGTTCTGGAGGGTCTGGCAAGTTTTTTCACTTGAGTATGGCTCATACTAGTCTTGAGTCATACTATAATATTAATTTTCAGTTGATGCAGCACCATAAATATTCATTAACTGAGCTTGAAAATATGATGCCTTGGGAGCGTGAAGTTTATGTATCATTACTTCAGACTTATATTGAAGAAGAAAACCTAAAGGCAAAGCAATCTAGTGGAATTTGAAGGTCAAACTTATAAGGCACCATCAATACCAAAAATTAGTAGAAGAAACATTTCTTCTTCGGTAATTCGTGGTGCCGAGGCAGTTTCTAATGTTTCTTCTCCAAGATTAAGAAGATCTAAATTTAGTTTTTTAAAGAAACCAGGATTACAGCAAGATAAGCAAACATTAAAACCAGAATCAACTCCAATCGGGACATTAGAAGAGACAAATAGAATTCTCGTAGAGATTCAAAATCAGTTAGCGATAGACTTTGCTACAAGAATTGCCGAAAGAAAAGAATCGGTTCTTGGAATTAAAAAGAGAACAGAAAAAGATAGAGCAAGGAAAAAAGAAAGATCAATTGAATCTTTAGATAGATTTAACCAAAAAGTTACGGGAATATTTGATAAGGTCACAGCACCAGCGAAAAGTATATTCCAAAAGTTAATGGACTTTTTTGGTTTGATTGTAAGTGGAATTGTAATCAATACATCATTTACTTGGTTATCTGATAAAAATAATCAAAAGAAATTATCAGAAACACTTGGATTTATAGGAAAATATTGGAAAGAAATTGCTGGTGTTTTGATAGGACTCCAATTAGTTTCTGCTGTTGCGAGTTTGCTCACTACACTTAAGTTAGTATCAGCAGTTTTAATGAGTCCTGCATTTCTTGCTGCTGTTGGAACAGTTATTACCATAGCTTCTATACAAAAATTTGCGGGTGAAACACAAAGATATTACCAAAATCTATTAAAACAAAAAGAAAAGGAAAAAGGTAGACCATTAACTCAAGCAGAACAAGAACAAGCTGTTCGTGATCAAGTCACAAGTACACCTTTGATGCCTATGTTAGGAGGTCTTGTTCAACAACAAATAGAACAACCTCCAGTAAAAAGGTCAAAAGGTGGAACTATTACATCATATACTTTTAAGGCAAATGTAATCAAACAATACCCCAATATCATACAGAAATTTTCTACTGGTGGAACCGTTGGTGGTAGGGGATCTGGTAACGTTGATAGTGTTCCAGCTAGACTTGCTCCTGGAGAAGAAGTTATTAGAACTTCAATGGCAATGTTATTCAGACCTCTTTTGAAGGATATTAATGATGCCGGTGGAAGAATGTGGTTGTCTTTTAGTTCAGGCGTCAAAGAGATGCTTGAGGGTAATAAAGAATTAAAAAGTATTATTTTGAATTTAAACATACAATTAGATACGTTTAAATCTAAACTAGATGAATTTGTTAGAGATATTAAACTCGGTAAAATAAAACCAAATACTCCTCCTGGTTCAGGTCCCGCAGTTCCTTCATCAATTAAAGAAGATAAAACCTATATTATTCCAACTGAAGAAACTAGTAGAAAAAAATCTTCATTCAAAAATGTACAACCAGTTTTAAAACAAGTTAGTGTAAAAAAATCAAAAAGAACTGCTAAAGCACCAATCATTATACCAATGACAGCTCCACCGATTGTTAAGGGTGGTGATGAAATGATACAACCTTCTGGTGGAACAGCGACAGAAGAACCACAAGTGGCATCAACAAATATGTTGAATCCATATATGAGAATTACTCCAGGCATATACGGAATATTTGTGTAAAATATGGAAACGCAACAATTAGAACAGTTAAAAATAAACTCAACAAATATTAAAAACTCTCTGTTTTCTTTTAACAAGCAGATGAGAAAATTGAGAATTGATGAAAATAAGTTAATTATCAATAAACAAAAACGAGATCAGTTAGAAGAGAAAGAAAAAAATCTAGAGGCACCTGGAAAAGGTTTGATTGAAAATATTAAATCAAAGATTATTGCTGGTCCTATGAGCATTTTTGATAAGATCAAAGAATTTTTTGGAATCGTACTCGTTGGTCTTGTTATTAATAATCTTCCACAAATTGTTTCTAAAGTCACTGAAGCAGGAACTACGTTAATTAATGTTACTTCATCAATTATTGATGTGATTAAACAGACTGTTAATGGTGTCAATGGATTTATTAGTATTATTCAAAGTTTGCCCGAGACGACAAAAAATAAATTGATTGAAGGAAAAACTCAATTAGAAAATATGATTCTTGAGATGAATAAGATTATTGACCCAATGAATAGAGAATATAGCAAACTTCAAAAAGATTTGAATTCTAAACAAGGTGGAACTACTCCAGCACGAGGTAGTTCTAGACCAGATAACCCTAAAAATAATGAACCAATAAAAAGAGCAGCAGGTGGAACAGTGTCAAACATACCACCGAAAGAAGGAACTGGTAGAGGTGGTCCATCAGATATAATGAGAGGAACTCCAAGTACTAAAGTCACATCGTCACCATATGCCAGACCTGGAGGATCTCCAAGTTTAAGAAGGGCAAGACAATCATATAATGCGTTTGGAGATTTTTATAATTTAAGTAAAGAAAATCGTACAAATTATTCTTTACTTGGAGAAACGAATGATTCTTTTTATAATGTAAATGAATCTTTAACTGACTTCTTACAAGAATTTAGAAAATTAAAAGTATCTTCAACCGTACCTACACCTCCAACACCAGCAAATCAAAACAACCCACCAGTAGTAAATGGTCAAACATACACGGCTCCAACAGTTTCTGGTAGCGGAGTTCCTAGTCAAACAGAAGTTCGTAAAGGAAGAGGTGTAAATCCACCACCTGGCGTAAATCCTCACGGATATCCTGCTAGAGATTATCCTGTTGATTCTGGACTTCCAATATCTGTTTTTATTCCTGGAGAGGTTGTATTTGCTGGAATAGCAGGAAATTATGGTAATCTAGTAGAGATAAAACACGTAACAGGACAAGTGACTCGTTATGCTCACTTACGCCAAATAAAAGTAAAAGTGGGAGATAAAATTGATGATGGAACAAGTAAACTAATTGGATATAGTGGTGGTGGCGCTAACGATCCAGGAAGAGGAAGATCTACTGGTCCACACCTACACTTTGAAATGTTAGATCCCACTGGAAAAACATCAATGGATTATAATACAGGTGATTCTTTCTTTAGGTTTAAAGATAGTGTTCAAGTAAAAACTAAAAAAACACCTCAACAAACTTCAAGTTTATTGGATCCATTAAATTCTACTGTGGCATCTAATATTAAGCCAAATCTTAAGACTAATCCAGATCTTACAACTATGGATGAAGATGACGATGTTCAAATTGTTATGATAAACACTACTCAACAAGTCATTCAAAATAAGACTAGAACTGTTATGGTAAATAGTGGTAGAAAAGATCCATTCCCATCTTCATCTCCAGATCTACTTCCTTTACCTGGTATTTGGAACGCATAATAAATGTCAGCATTAAAAAGAGCAGAAGTACAAGCACTTTCAATTAATAAAAATGGGACAAAGGTAGACCTTTCTCCCCCAAGAACAATTGCCCTTCAATATTATGAAAGTCTTTTTTCTCCTGTGGTCACTGCCAATTTGCTGGTCGTTGATGTTGGTATTCCAGCGGGGAATCCTGTAGATAGTAAGCAAAATAAACAACAAATTCCTGGATCAGTCTTAAGTTCTTTACCAATTACTGGAAATGAGGATCTGGAATTTAAGTTAAGAACAAAACTTGGAACATTAGACTTCCAAAAATTTCCTCTACGAGTCAATGGTGCTCCAGGATTTGCTAAAGAAGCAAATAGAGAATCTTATGCCATATCATTAATTTCAAAATATTCTTTTGAAAATGAAAAGGCACGGATTTATAAAAAATACACGCATAAGATTTCAGATTCAGTTACAAAGATATTAAAAGAAGATCTTAAAGTACCACAAAATAGAATTTTAGTTGATGAAACTGAAAACACTTATAATTTTATGGGGAACACCGAAGATCCATTTTTTGTGATTCTTAATCTGGCATCAAAGTCTGTTCCAGCACAGGGAAAAGATCCTGGATATTTCTTTTATGAAACACAAAAAGGATTTAACTTTAAATCAATCAATAGTTTGATGTCTGCCAATCCAACATATACATACACACAAAAAAATGTTCTACGAGATGATGATCCTTTAGCAGATTTTAAAATTCTATCATCGTCTCAAACAAAAAATCAAAGTGTCTTAAACGCTTTAAGATCCGGTGTTTATTCTTCTAGAAATATCTTCTTTGATCCAAGAACATTTAAATATGAAGAAGTAATCTTTAAATTAAGAGAAAAGAATCTGGAAAAATATCTTGGAAAAAAACCACAAGTTGATGCCGAATTTGACAATTTTACAAGAACTCATTATCATATTTTAGATATTGGTTGTTTAGAAGATGGAATTTCTATCAAAACAAACAATGATCCAAAGAGATGGCAGGCAGAATCAACGACAAGATACAATTTACTATTCACTCAAGTCGTTCAATTGACAGTTCCTTGTAACCCAAATCTAGTTGCTGGAGATGTGATATTCTGTGATTTTCCTTATGTTACCCCATTAAATAAAAATGTGACTCCATTTGATGAGCAGTTCAGTGGTAAATACTTGATATTACACTTATGCCATAGTTTTGATTTGAGTGCTGCTGGTAAATCTTATACATCTTTAACTCTTGTAAAGGACACTTACGGAAAGTATACAAAGTAATGGAAAATATCGGATTTACTGGAATCAACTACGAGTGGTTTATTGGGCAAGTTCCACCTAATCAAACTTTAGATAAGACTAGTGTTGATGGTTGGGGTGATAGAGTCAAAGTCAGAATTATTGGAAGACATAATAAATCTGGATCTATTACTCCTGATGAAAAATTACCTTGGGCAATCGTAGAAAGACCAACAACTCAAGGAAACGCAAGTCGTGGATCAACTGGTCTCACTGGTGGTGAATGGGTGCGTGGATATTATCTAGATCCTTTTAAACAAGTTCCCGTAATTGTTTCTGTTTTGGCTAGAGGAACTTATGAGAATAATGTTCCTTTAACAGTAGTCAAAGAAAGAAAGTCTACAGAGTTTGAAAATGTCACTAGGTATAATGCTTTTGGACCTCACGCTGGACAAAGATTAGGAGCAGATAAACCAGAACAATCTGCTTCTATCTCATCAGACAGCAAACCAACAAAACAAGAATTTGAGAAGGCAAAAGAAATACCACAAGATCAAAAAGATATTCAAAATAATAAAGAAAAAACATCATCAACAACGACAACAACTTCAACAGGAATACCAAATGAACCATTAATTAGACAGGCATCAGATGGTAAGTGGGAAGTCACGACTTATCAATTTGTAGATGGAGAACGACAAGGATTTACTAGAGTTACGAATGAACCACCATCACAATCGTTAATTGATGCTGCTAGATTCCAACAGTCGCAATACTACCAAAACGAAGCAAATAGATTAAGTGTCACTTGATAATAAATATCAGCACAAGGAGGTAAGTTTATAATGGCAGATGTAAAACCAAGAGGAGTTGCCAGTTGGTATGGACCTGGTTTTTATGGTAATAAAACAGCAGATGGAACTGTTTTAACAAGAGATAGTTTGTGGGTAGCACATCAAACTTTACCTTTTGGAACGAAAATTAGATTTACCAATCCAAGTAATGGAAGATCAATAGTTTTAACAGTAAAAGATAGAGGTCCTTATATTGCTGGTAGAGAGTATGATTTAACAGAAAAAGCTGCCGAATTATTAGGAGTCAAAACCGGACCAAGATCAGGAACAGCATCCCTTTTAAGCACAGAAGTTGCTAAAAATACTAGAACAGGAACAGTACGTACTCTTGATAATACACAATTAAATACTCTACAAGAAAGGGCAATTGCACAAGAGGAAGCAACACCACCATCAACATCAACAACTCAAGAATCTCAACCTCCAATTTATAGACTTCTGGATATTAAAAGTCCAGATGGTAGAGACTTATATGAAGTTACAAATCCAGATGGAACACAATATAATACAAACAATCCACCAGTAAATGGTATTCCCATAGAAGAGAGTGGCGCATCACAGCAGTATAATATTGATTATTCCGAATTCACATATGATGAATTACAAGAACAAGCAAGATTTTTAGACGATAGGTTTACCGAGTTACAAAAACAGTATGAACAGAGAGAGGCAGATAATTTAGATTTAACAGCAGAAGAATTAGAGCAACTTAAAAAAATAAAAGAAGATCAACTTGCTTTACTTCAAGAATTACAAAAAAGACAGGATCGGGCAAATCAAGATTGTCCCATTACTTCCGAATTAAGTAACTCTTGGAGTGCCGAAGAGAAAAAATGTAGAGACGCCTATAATTACACAGAGCAGGCAGCATTAATTGCTGATATTCAGAAAAAACTTAATGAAATGCCAGATCCTTGTGGAAAAGGAACTCTTGCTGGAATTAGTAATGCTCTTACAAATTTCTTTGATACTCTTAAAGGTTTAAAGAAATACTACAATCTATATGTTAAGAAAACACTTAATAAAATTTCCAATTTAACTTCATTAGTTTCAAGAACGTCTCAAATTATTGGTGCGATTTTAAAACTATTGGTTCAAAGAATGCGTAATTATCTTTTGAACCTCTTGCGTAAGTTGATTGAAAAGGCAATTGATAAAATTCTTACTAAATTATCAAAAGCTCTTAAAAATACTTTTATCAAAACAATCGTTGATTCCCTCATTTGTAAGTTTAATGAGATTATCAAAGGATTGAGAAATTTTGTTGTAGATTTCTTATATGCCCTGATTGGAAATGTTATCAATGCTCCAATATGTGCTGTAGAACAGTTTACAAATGCTTTGATCAATACTCTATCTGCTAAAATTGACAGTGCGATTCAACCAGTCCTCGGCGCAATCAATGATGTTTTAGGAGGAGTCGTTAAAATCGCTGGACAAATTTTCCAAGCAATTGATTTTATTCTTGGATTTGAATCATTCTTGTGTTCCAGACCAAAATGTCCTCAAATTAAAGCGTGGAGAGCATCAGCGGCCGCTGGTCCAACAAAAGCAATGGAAGAAGATTTTGAGAGAGTCTTGAATTATATTCCAGACGCTGCTCAATTAGAAGAATCAATTTTATCAGGAGCAGATCAAGCAATTGGTGGACTTCTTCCTGGTATTACACTGGATGGTGAAAGACTTGAAGGAAATGTTCTCGCAAGTGGAACACCGCCTCCAGGAGTACAATGTTTCCCAGGTGCCTTCCGTTGTGGACCTCCGAAAGTAGAATTTTTTGGTGGCGGTGGTGTAGGAGCAGTTGGTAATGCTGTTGTTAATTCGCTTGGTGAAGTCATAGGTGTTGATTTAACCTATGGTGGTGCTGGATACACTGCTCCTCCATTTGTGACTTTTAATGATACTTGTTCAGATGGAAATCCTGCTGGTCCTGGTGGTTTTGGTGCCTCTGGATACACAGTCATCAATAATGAGGGAGAGGTTGTAAAAGTAATTATGGTAAACAGTGGTTCTCGTTACTTAAATAACGTTCCAGGAATTACAGAATTTGAGGATAGACCAGTACAATTACTACCTGATGAAGAAGTTCTGACAAGAGAATATGTGACCTGTCTAGATGAAATTCAAATTATCAACACTGGAATTGGTTATTCACCGACTGATACGGTTTCTATCAGTCCAGATTTAGAAGGATTACAGGTCAAAGTTCAAATTACAGAAGCAGGGCAAATTGTGGCAATGGAAGTCTTAAATTCTGGATGTGGATTTGCCGAGATTCCAGAAATCACAATAAATAGTGATACTGGAGCTGGATTAGAAGTTCGTCCTGTGATGAGATTTGTTGAAAGGCAACAATATCTTGAGGAACAACCAGACTTTGTACCTTCCAGACTCATTAAAGTTATTGACTGTGTAACGAAATAATGGCAAAACAAAGACCACCTGAATATATCGTATCTGATAACGCTCACGGAACCGCATTTTTTGGTCCAGGTGGTCCCAAAGAAGCCGATGATGGTAAGGAATTTACATTATCGGTAGCATCAAAATCAAGTATGTGCTACACCAACACTGGTGGGAAAGAAGAACACATACAAGGAAGCAATATTATGACTTGTGGACACAATCTGGCACAAGGAAGAGATAAACCAGAGGAAGAAGCAATTGGATATGGTGTTTATTGTGAAAATGGAGATCTAGTCTTATGTGCCCCATCGGGAAATGTCAAAATTCTGGCACAAAACATTTATATTGAATCTCGTGGATTTGATGTTGATGATGGTGTTTTTCTTCTTAAAGCAAACGGTGGAGTCACCATAGATAGTGGAGAACAACTCACATTATCTGGAACAAAAGTCTGTGTAAGAGGACAAGCGGAGATTAATCTCGTTACAGATCACTTTATTAATATTGTCGGTGAAATTCAAGAAGGGGGATCTCCAATTTCAGAACTTTTAAAACAGTTTGTTCCTGCTATTTTTGCAGATTTACTTAAAGGTGTAGGGGAGAGTTGTAAGTAAAATGTTTTCAAATTCAGATTCTTTTAATCTATCAGTCATTCATCCAATCTTTGATACTGCGTTAGCCATTCCAAATGAAATTCGTGGTTTATTTCCAGGAACGGCATCCATTTATGCTGGATATTTTGGTACAGGATCTCTGTTTACATTAGGAACCACTGTCATTGGTGCTGGTCCAGCTCCAGACAAACCACTGACAATGAATACTCTTGGACTGAATTTACACGATGGAATCACAACACAACTTGGAGTTCACGCTACAGTTGGAGAAAATATTACAACTGGAATTGAATTAAGAAGTTCCGTTGTATCCAATTCTCTGACTGCCAAAGAAAGTTCTCTTGTCGGAAAAGAAACAAACATCGTTGGAAAAAATATCAATATCGGTGGCAAGGACATTTATATTGGGGGACCAACAATCACAATTACAGCTTTTGGTGGATCCATCTCTGGAGTAGATATTTCTGGTTGTACTGGAAAGAAATCATTTGATATTCAACATCCATCTAAAGAAAATCATAGATTAAGATATGTTTGTCTAGAGGGTCCCAGTGCTGATGTCTTTGTCCGTGGAAAATTAAAAGGTTCAACAGTAATTGAATTACCAGATTATTGGAAAGATCTCGTTGACGAAGAATCTATTACCGTCAACCTGACTCCAATCGGACAGTATCAAGAATTATATGTGGAAAAAATTGTTTCTGGAAATAAAATACATATAAAGAATAATTCTGGAATACCAGTAAATTGTTACTATACAGTTTATGGAGAGAGAAAAGATACAACCAAAAATATTTCAGAATATCCTGGAACTTCTCCACTAGATTATCCAGGAAATAATGATGAATATGTAATTAATGGGAGAGTATAAGCAATGACAACTGGAGCACCAAAGGCAGCGATTGGATATTTACAGGAAGATTTAGATTCCTTGAATGAATATGACACGAATCAAGTCAACGAAACTCCCACAGAGTCTTTGACATACAAGGATATAACTCAAAATTCTGATGGGACTTGGAATCAGAATGATAATATCGTTGAAAACCCAGTTAAACTTCCCACAACAATAAAGCAAAACGAATATCAAAAACTTGAAAATAAAATAGAAAGTCTACAAGAGAGTGCCGCGATTTTAGATCAAAAAATTCTAGATCTAAACAATCAGATTAATTTTAAGAAATCGCAGATCGTAAGTTTAGTATCCTCTGCTGTTGGTCTTGGATGTTCCGTTGGACTGACTACTACCAGTTCTGCCGCTTTGATTGTAAATAGCGTTCAGATCGGGTTTGGAAGCACTGTCTATCAGGATCAGGCAAAGAACAAGGTTTATAGTGGACTTACAGATTACACTGCCAGAAATCCATTTACATCAGACTCTACAGTTGCACTTTCATCATCAAATCTTGGAAGTGGATATCAATCTGTAACATCAAACAACGATGGGACAAATGTAGGGATTTATAGAACGGTATTTACAGTAGGTCATCCAGCACCAGTTACTGCCACTTGTGTAGGATATGCGAGCTCCATTGATAGTATTGCCGCCGAATTAACAGCATTAAGATCTCAAAGAGATTCGTATCTTACCAATGTTAATCTTGTAAAAGATGGAAAGTTGGATGAGGAAATTATCTTGTGGGGCAACAAGTCTGCTGATGGACGTATAAACACCCTGAAGACGAATACACAATCCTTAATGAATTCTATCAATTCCGTACCCGAGTTCCAGTGACCCCTTGACGCCAGGCGCCAGATGCCCTATAATATGGGGGTAATCAACGGAACCACCAAATGAGCACCGCACAAGAGACCGTCCAAGGCATTGTGATTGATGTTTGCACCCGCACCTTTCTTCTTCTCAGTGATCAGGGCAGCGAGCGTCTGGTAGAGTGTGAGACTGTTCAAGAGTTTATGAACGTCCTGGAAGTTGTCACTGCCCAACTTGACCCCGAACAAATTGAGTATGCTGACCTTGCTATCTATGGTCAGGATAACAACTAAATAAAAACACAAAAATGGAAGTTTTCACTGTGGCAGAATTTCAAGAACGTTTTGACGAACTGATTGAAAGAGTAGAAAACGGAGAGCATTTAGGTATAATTGATGAGAATGGGAAAGCGGCAGTTATGATACCTGCGGATGATGACCTCATACGAATATACACTGAGTGTAATAACGAGGCATCATAACAGTAAGGGAGCATAGCTTAATGGTTAGAGCGGGCTCCTTATAAGGGCTTAGTCTGGGTTCAACTCCCAGTGTTCCTATTGGGTACAACAAGGAACGTTGTATTAAACGAAGGGTCCCCTCTGCTGAATCGTAGATTATCGTGGTCAGACACCCTCGCCCAAAATGCTGGTTTAG